ATCAGATAATACTGTGGAATCTTTATTAGACCAATTCCTAACTAATGCTGTAAACTGTGCATACGTTCTTGCCATATACGTCTCCCTAAGTGTTTACAAGAAGATCAGGGTATTCTGTTTGAAGTATGTACTTAAGCTTTTTCATTTTATCTCTATCTTTCATAAATGTAGTAGAATGTAAATCTATTCCATGATCTTCATTTATTTTAATAGCTACAATATCTGGTATAGTAGCCATCTTACGAAAACCAGAAGTATTTTTCTTTCTACCAAAATATTGTTCTCTATCTCTATCAAATTTAGCTTGTTGTTTATACTGATCTATATCTTGTTTTGCTTCCCATTGTCCTGTCTGTAAATCAAATCCAGCTTTCATACCTTTTCTTGGATCGACAGTAGCACTTTGGAATTTAAATTCATTTTCTTTAGCCATGTCCTCTTCTCCTATTAAGTGGCAGGTTCTGTGATAGCTGTAAATCTACCTGACTTACCAATATAACCTAATAAGTCTCCAGCTGTTGCTACTGTTGGAGATCCTTCTTGTAATGCTGGTGCTGGTGTACCACTTACATTTATAAGCATTAGATGAGTTAATTTATAACCACCACCTGTTGCTGCTCCTACTCTATACATACACTTCTCTACTGGAAATATATTACCTGCATTTGTTTTAATAACGTACATTTTTCCCTCCGTTATGTTAATTAATCTCTTCCTGTTATTACGTAACCACCTTTACTATAGTATTTACTAATGTTCATTGTTCCAATCTTAGGTCCACCTATTATTTTCTTAGGTTTAGGTATAGTAAAAGGTCCTCTCTTTTTTCCTGCTGTTACCTCAGCATCATGAAGTATTTTAAGTCTCTTCCATTCGGCTAACGTCATATTTATTCTCCATATAGTAAAGGGAGCCGAAGCTCCCCTCATTTAAAAAGTTGATTTAGGTTCCTCATCATTTATATTAACTACAAACTCGCCTGACTTAATTTTGTTAGATAGTGTTGCAATTTCTAATTTAATGTCTAGAGGAATCTTATCCTCGAACTCATAGTATGGTGCTAGTGTAGCTCCACCCATTTTCATCATAGTCCAATTATGGTATTCTTCAGCTGTAAATGAACCTGATTTAACTCTATCGATGGCATGATTAATTGCTGACTCCATATGCCATAAGGCAGAAGTAACAACTACATCCTTTCCATTCTCTTCTTTGTTCATATCATTTACATTACCAAATGCCAATATACCTTTATCTCTACAGGCATCTACTACCCCTGCTCTTTCAGCATACATAACATCACACCCAGATTCTATTTGGGCAAATGTAGCTTCTTTAGCTTTTGGTGGGTCATACCAAGAACCTATAAAGGTAACTTTAAATTGTACAGCTGGATTTACAGACTTAGCTCCGTCCATAAAAGCATGAAATAATCTATTGACTTCACCGATTGCGTAACCTCCGACCATACCTATCTTATTTGACCTTGTCATAGCCCCTGCTATTTTACCCATAAGGTAGCAAGGTTCATGAATATAGTTATCAAAGACAGAGAAGTTATCTCCGTGAGGTTTAAATGGATCACCCATTAAAAATGAGACACTTGAATAATCATCAGCTACTTTTCTAGCTTCTTTACTAATTCCAAATGCTTCACCTACAATTAAGTTAACACCACTCTCACAATATTCTCTCATCACTCTAACATAGTCAGTGTTAGCTGTATTCTCTGAATAAACATATTCTATCTTACCCATCTTAGCAGCAGCTTCAAGTGCAAGGTGTAGTCTTGCTGCCCATTTCTGCTGTGTGGGTACTGTATATATTCCTGCTACTTTAATCTTAGTATTACCTAAAACAGGAAAAGCTGATAAGGCTGTTATAGCAGCAGCACCAGCTCCAAATTGTCTTCTATTAATCATCTGTCCTCCTATGGTATTGTCGAATCAATACCTTCTACATAATTCATCATTCCTAGTAAATCACCATCACTAGCTATCCCATCAAATGGATTAAACGTTCCATCTAAAATATCTTGTTCTAATTTCATAGCAATAGCCTTAATATCATCAGGCATATTAGTATAAGGAGCCATTCCTACCATTCCAGTATTCATTCCTCCCCAAGTATCTTCGCTTTCCCACATACCATTCATAAGAGCTTTCACTCTAGAAACGTAATATGGTCCCCAGTTATCTAATATAGAAGTTAACTGAGTATCTGGTGCAAATGCTATCATATCTGAAGCTTGACCAAATGCCATTATACCTTTAATTCCTGCTGTTTGTAGTGGAGCAGGACTATCTGTATGCTGTGTAATTATATCAGCACCATTACTAATCAATACTTCTGCAGCTTGAGATTCTTTAGCTGGGTCATACCAAGTATTAACCCAAATAATATCCACATCAAACTCAGGGTTAACTGACTTAGCACCTAAGTAAAAACTATTTATTCCCCTTATAACTTCTGGAATAGGGAAACTGGCAATATAACCTGCCTTTCCTTCTTTACTCATATGCCCTGCAATTACACCTTGTATATATCTACCTTGATAAAATCTACTACTGTAAACACTAACATTCTCAGCTCTCTTATATCCAGTGGCATGTTCAAACTTTACATCTGGAAATTCTTTTGCTACCTTTAGTGTTTGATCCATATATCCGAATGAAGTTGTGAAGATTATATCGACACCACTTTGTGCCATATCCCTCATAACTCTTGCAGCATCTGGACCTTCAGGAACACTCTCTACATATACTGTAGTTACTTTATCTCCTAATTCTTCCTCTAACATCAGTCTACCTTGGTCGTGCATATAAGTCCAACCATGATCTCCAACTGGACCAACATAAACAAAGCCTACTTTGACATGATTTTTAAACTCACCACTACTGGCGAATAACATTGTTGGTATTAATAGTACAGTTAATAATATTGATATAAATTTTTTCATTTTATCTCCTCATAAAAAAATAGGGGCAGCCCTATTAGGACTACCCCTTGTTTAGATTTAGCTCAATCCGTAGATTGCACCACACCCTTTTGGATTACGTACCTCAAGAGTGAATTCTTCAACCATCATACCGACAGTTGAGTCACCTTTTTGACCTACATCGACTTCTGATAGTGGTCTTAAAGTAGCAATATTAAACCACATTGGATCATAGATCAATGCAGTGAAATCAGCTAGGTTTGTAGTACCTGAACCAGTATGGGTAACACCATTATGACCTTTAAGGTATAGGTTATGCCCTAGACCCATAATATAGTTTGGAACTACCATAATATCACCAAAATCTGACATATAAACGTCAACTGATTGTCTCAGCTTTCCTTTTTCGTCAATATTTCTAACTACACCAGTATCACTGACCATAAGATCAGAGAAGTCTCTTCGTAGTTTTGGTGAGAGCATTATTCTTGTAGCCTTACCACCCTCTTGGTAAATCTTTTGCATAACAGAATCGACATCTGTCAATGCAAGACTACCTTTAGTTGGAGCAGTACCAGCACCAGAAATAGTTGAGTGAACAACTTGAGTACCATCACCCATAGCTACTGGAGTAGCTGCAGATCCTGGTGATTCAAATTGACCAACATAAGCAGTTGTAGCTGTATCATTGATAAATGAATACACACAACCTGCAGATCTTGCATCACCATTTTTAGCACCAATAGCAGCAGATACGTTCATTGAGTGAATCATATCTCTCTCAACGTCTCTACGTAATTCAGTACCACGCTTCTTAAGTTGGTAAGCGTATTCGTCTGCCACACCAGCTTGGTCTACAGCTCGTCTTGTTCCAGACACAGCAATAGTTTTACCATTGATCTGTGTATAGTTACCTAGTCGAGTTCTGTGAGGACCAACAGATTGGAATTTAGCTCCAGCTGAAGGAGTAGGAGTACTAGATCCAGGCTCTAGGTAGTCTTGACCTTCAGGAATTCTTGAATCCCCAGGAGCTTCTAGTGTGTCAGTTTGCCATTCATGATAAATAGCAGTTGCTTTAGTTTTACCGATTGAGCCCATAAAAGGAGTCTCATCTCGAGTAATCATTGAAATAAAATTTGCTAAGTCTTCTCTTTGAGAGACGTTAGCAGTCGTAGTTCTGGATGGACCTCCTGGTCCACTAGTGCCACGGCTTGCTAGTATATTTGTCATTTACTTTACCTCCGTAAATTTGTTAACTACTTAATGATTGCTCTGCGTGTTGTCTTAGAAAATTCATTTGATCAGCTTCTGATGCATTTTCTTGTAAGCCTTTCTGCCTTATTATTTCTGCTTTATTTAGGTTTTTCTGTGCTATTGTTTTATTCTTTTTAACAGGTACTTTTTTAACTACTTTAGTTTTTCGTTTAGCAGTACCCTTAGTTATACCTTGTTTTAGCCTTCTATAATCATCAACAAATTTAACAATATTAGGATCAATAATAGTATTTATCATATTCTCTGGTAGACCTTCGTCTAAGGCAAACTTTCGAATGTCTTTAACTAAGGTTTCATTATAATCAGGAATTAAATTAGATATCGTATCATTGTATTTCTTAAGACCATCCTGCCATTGTTTATCCATTATTTGTTCATTTTGTTTTTGTACATTTTGTAATAAAGATTCACGACCTTTTTTAGCTTCCCAATATAATTTTTGAGCTTGCTCTCGTTTATCTTTTAACTCACCCAATTCAAATGTATCTCCACTATCTCTAGCTTGTTCTATTTGTTTTTCGATACTATGATATTCTTTAGCATGAGTTTGTTCGTCTTTGTACAACAAGGCAGCAGATGCTTTAGTAAGGTTTTGTATCCCCTCAAACCTTTTTCCAAATTCTTCTTCTAATTGTTGTCTCGCAGTGCCAAGTTCACGACCCTTATTTGAAAGAGATTGTTCAGTAGAGTAACCTTTAACGATTTCCCCTAAAGATACTTCAGTGTCCTTTCCATCAATTTTGACAGAGACTTTAGCATCTAAATCTAGATCATCAGCAGCAATAACTTCAGATTCTTGGGTAGACTCATCATCCTCATCTTCATCATTTTCTACTTCTGGTACAGATTCTTCTTCAACTTCTTCTGTTTCAACAGCTTCTTCTGACTCTGGGTCTTCTTCAGATTCAGCTGTGTCAACTTCAGGAACTTGCTCATTGGGTAGAGATTCTACAAAATCAGAGTTTCGTACAATGTCAGCCAGCAAAGCTTCTTCAGTTCGACTTTCCGTTGCTATGGAGTCATCCTTTGGTAGGGTAGAGTCCGTTGTTGCTTCGGTATTTTTATCAACCATTGTTCACCTCCTTTTTCTTAGGTGTTTTTGGTAATTTAGTTTCATATATAGATTTGAGTTTATGTAAATTTAAAAGAGTATCTGCATTTAACTTCATCTTTCCAGGACTTCTCATTGCATCATACTCCATAGTATTAGTCATTTCATCTATATTATTGATTATTTCTTTATAATTAATTTCCCTCATCACTGTCCTCCTTAAGGTGTGGTATGTTCTTACCATATGTCTCGAAGTTTATCATTTTCTCTTTGACACTTCCAAGTGCCATAGCAGAAGAGTAGAGGAACTCTCGAGATTTTGTTTCATGTGGATCTGTCTTTAGCCACTCTATAAAATAGTCTACTAATACGTCTCCGTATACTTCATCAAAGAATTCATCCCTTTCTTTAGCTGCAAAGTGTCCTTTGACATGGGCTACTCTGGCTAATTCTTCAGGGTGAACTTTGTGATTTCCATAAGACTTTTTATTTCCCAGCTTCTTCTCAGCTGTCTGTCTATATTTATCCATTTATTTTACCTTTATCATCCTCGGTTTCTTCTCATCTGGTACAATTCTTTCTAACGAAATAGTGAGAAGACCATTTTCTAGTTTGGCATCTTGTACTTCAATATCTTCAGCTATTGTAAACTGTCGAGTGAATTTTCTGTAAGATATACCTCTGTATAGCTTACTTTTATCTTGGTCATTTTCTTTATTAGAGCTTATAGTAATAATACCTTCTGCTACTTCAACCTCAATATCATTCTTACTGAATCCAGCAAGAGCCATTTCTATTTTATAATTAAAATTATCTACCTTTATTATATCGTAAGGTGGATAAGTTGTAGATTGATTCTGTTGATAATGGACTCTATCCATCATCTCATCAAACCCTATTGCAAATTTCGTTATATCAAATAATTGATTCATATCATTCTCCTTTTAAGCAAGATTAGTGTAACCCTTTCGGCATTACATTTAGTTTAATTTATTTAAGCTGCTAAGTGAATATATAATTTTTCACCACTTTGTGCACTTGTTCCATGAGCAGTTTTAACACTTGTTAGTGTTTTAGCAGCACTAGCAAGTCCTGTTATTATTGTATAGTCTTTTTTCTGTACAGTTATATCTGATTGCTCTACTGTTGATCCTCCAGTTGTTACATCAAATGTAACTGCAGCATCGCTGTCATTAATAACTATTATACCAGTTCCTGATACTGCTGATCCTGATTGTGCAGCACCTACACCAGCACTGCTTAAAGTTACTGTTGCCATATTATTGTTCTCCCTGAGTTGGTTGTTGTTGTGTTTGTTGTGGCATAAGTATTTGCCTAGCCATCATTAGTATTTGATCATAACTTGGATGCTCTGGTAATTGAGCACCTTCCTTAACTGCTTTAATAGAAAGATCAGCCCACTCTTGATAATGTTTATCAATGGATACTGCTAACTGTTTAGAGTTATCATCAAATGTATTTTTAGCCTGTGCATTAGTATAATGTATATTAGACTCTTGTAGAGCAGCATCGGCTTGAGCTTTCCTTTGCTCTAATTGTTTAGCTTGTTCAGTCATTTGAGATTGTTTTTGTATTTCTTCAGCTGCTTTCTGTTTAAATTCATTTGTTGTATAGTCTTCGAGATAATCATTACTATCTAAATTCATAGATTCAATTAACTGAGTTGCTAATACTGCAGGTGCTTCAGGCTTTATCACCATCCCTGAACCCTGATTATTTAATGCAGGAAGTATTTCTGAACCTATTCTTCCTAATTTAGTTATTTTATTCATATTAGAATTTTCGCCTATATCTAAGAATATTTCAACATCCATTTTAGAAGGAAGCTCACTCATATTAATAGTCTTATATACACCATCCATATTGTAAGTTTGTTTACCTTTCATATTATCATACATTGTTTGGTAAACACCTTCTATAAGTTGCTTGAATCCAGTTTCCCCAAATCTACGAGCGATATGCTGGATTCGCTTCTGAGCAGCTGATTGTACAGCTGACAATTTTTGCTCAGAATTCCCTGAGACATACAGTGTGTCATTTAAGCCTTGTGCAGCTTTAGACATTCCTGTTGCTTGTTCTTTTATAATTTGTAAATGTTCTAATAATGGTACAGTTCCAGTTGAAATAGCTTCTGGAGCTAATGCAGCCACTGCAGCTGCTGGATTACCATTAGTAGGAATGATTTGTTTAGGTTTCATATTTTGTAGAGCACTGAAGTCTACTACATTAGGATCAGCTAGCTTAGGACTGTAGTTAGTAAGATAAGTATTTTCTACAAATCCTCTAAGGATAGCAGTACTAGCTAGAGTAGAGCTCCTAGCAAAATCAGCCATAGATAAACCATAGAATTCATGAGGGATATCTATAGGTACGATTGAGGCTAATGGTATTGTCTTAATATCTTCTTCTGATAAGATGTGATTGCCTACAGTTATAAAATGTTTTAACTCGGCAATTCCATCACCATCCCTATCAACCCTTAACCATGACTCTGTCAAAGTTAATTCTCTATTAGCTTCTACTGGGTATTCATCTTTTCCATCATTGTGTGACCAATATCTTTGACCAGTTATATCTTTTCTTGCAGCTACGTCTTCACTGTATTTACCAGAGCCAAGCCAATCTTCTCCATTATTTAATTCTGCCCATTCATCTTCAGAAATATTTTCTGCCCACTCAGGATAATACTTTCTTATTTCAGATCTTGTCAGTTGATTTTGTATACCGACAAAAACAGCATCTTCTATTTCTTTAGCCTCATTAGATATTCTAAAATTTTCTGGAGGTATGACTTCTAGCTTTATTCTACTTTTATCAATAGTCTTTCTAAGTCTTACATCTAGGTATGCTATATTATTTGATTGTTCATCTAAACTTAAGTCACCAATTACTTCATAGCTTTCATCAGCAAGTATTTCGTCTAATCTTTGTTGATCTATTGTTTCATATTCTTCTATTATATAATCGTAATCTTCTATATAATCCCATCTTATGACAGCATTTTTCCAAAGTAAAGATGCTTTCATCCAAGTCTGAAGTATTTCCCAACCTTTATTCTTTTTAAATATGCAGTAGTTTACTAAATTAGAGGCATCAGCAGCAGCTTTAAAAGCTCCAGGGGTATCATCATAAGGTACAAACCTAGCAATCTTTTGATTATTAAGAAATAAATCTGATAACACAGCAGTATAAGCTTCAACTACTTCTGTTGTACTTGTATCAACAATAGTACTTACACCTTGAGGAGTCAGATGAGCAACAGGTAATCCTGCATACTCGTATGTTGCCTTAAGTCTTTCTCTAGTGAGGTCTGAACTGTTTAGCCAATCTCCAGTTGCACTTTGCACTCCTGAACTTATAAGGCTTATTAACTGTTCATCATTAACCTTCTCTTTATAACCCATTTCTGCCATTATACTTTACCTCTGCCTGTGAGAATAGTTTTAGCTTCCTCTAAGTCTTTAACAGTGTACTTAGTGGGGGCAGTCATAACCCTTTCTTTAACTTTCTTTATCTTAGCTTTTCTTTCGTCTAAAATTTTTTGTTCATTGTATCTACTCATTTGTCGCTCCTGGACCTTTGTTTTTTAAAATCTTCGTAGGTTTGAAAACCTGCTATATCTTCATCTGTTAATTCAAAATTTGTAAATGTATTAATAGGATCTTCATATGGATAATAATTTGATCTAAGCATATCATTTTCTACAAAATTAATAAATTTATTTCTTTCTGCTAATTTTGGTTTAAAATTTAAAAATTTATCATTACTAAAAAATGGGTAGTATCTATCAAATTCTTTTAATGCAAATTCTTTTGGAGTAATTCCTACTGCATCATAAGCATCGTCAATTCTATTATATCTTACACCACCATCTAATAACGAATTAAGATAAGATATAACTGTATCTGGATTTTTTCTTTTATCGTATTCATATTGATCAGCATAAACTTTTTGCATTAATCTATTTACATATCTTTGTTTAGTAGCATCCATTAATGCTTGCGTATCAGGAGTTAAATATCCTCCCATAGTTTGTTTAGCTATATCTTTAGCAATAAATTCTTCATCAGTTCTCCCAGTTAAAGCTTGAAGAGGACCAACTTCTTTTACATTACCTGCTCGTTTATCATATTCACCAGTTTCATTTTTATCTGCCATATGCCTAGCATGGGCTGCTTCTTCAGCCATTGTAAAATAATTATCTAAAGTAGGGGTCATAGGAACATTAATTCCTGGCATATTTTCTATTCCTTCAGGAAAATCTTCAAAATATTCATATATTTTTTTATCAGGATCTTGAATATTACCATATTTTTGTTTAGCTTTAGGATTTGAAACTGCAAAATATTTTCCAGTCATTTCAGGATTTTTACCTTCATCGCTAGTAGGATAACCGACTTCAGCTAAAGGATAATAATATTTTTTATTTGGTGAGTAATCAAAATAGCTATGTGCAACTGCAATTCCTTCATCTATTAAATTTTTTTTTAATTCTTTCATTTGTTTAAATATTTCATTTGAAAGAATAGGATCTTCATAATTTAAATTTTTGTTATAATCATATGGAAATGCTTTATTCATTACCCCATAATATTTGTCGTTATCGATAGGTGTTTTATTTAAATAACTATCTAAATTATCAGTAATAAGGTCTTCACCACTATTTATTTGCATAAACCACCCCTTTATTTATTTAGAACTTTGCTGAAAAACCTACTACAATATCTTCCATTTCCCAGTCTGTATCAAGACCTGATTTGGCATAGACTTCGATAGACCCAATATTGTAAGCTGATTTAAAATCTAAACCACCATATTCAAATTCTAAGATGTCAAAATCAACATCACTAGTTATAGATAATCCATATGCTTCGATTGTCTTACCTATTTCACCTGTCAAGGTGTCCTTATTTGTTTCTAAATTATAAGTACCTTCTACCTTTGAGTCTAGCCCAAGCATTCCTGCTGTAGCTGTGAAAGGTAATAGTGTCATTAATAGTATAAGTATTCTCATTTGTCTCTCCTTATCGGTATTTTACATTGTTCTTCTGATGCTGTCAAGTCTTGTCCTCGTTTATAAATCCAAATATAACTCCAAGTTTCTTCATTACACTTCTTACCAAAGGTAGAAATGTAGGGGTCATTTAATGGTTCTGGTAAATAAGAACAGGAAGACAGAATAAATAGTAATAGTATTATTCGCACTCGCATTCTTTCCTCTTTAATAATTTATAGTAACTTTCTGTTAATTGTTTAATGTCTTCTCTGAGAATCTCATTTTCTTTTTTGAAGTGTAGCATTTCTCTTCTGATAGTCTCTTCAAAACTATCTTCGTGGTTATCCCAACCATTTGCTTTTATCTTTTTGACATCCATGCACTCATCCCCATATACGCACCAACTATTCCTGCTCCACTCAAATAGAATAAATTACTTATGTCTGCAAGTGCTTCTACCCTTTCTATTTCTATAAAGAACATAGCCAAAGTAAAAGCTCCCATAGCTATCAAAGTATACCTAGCCATTCTAAGCTGAGCCAGTTCTTTTCTCAAAGTTGATTCTGTTACTTTTATTTCTTTCGTGTGTTTCAATTCATCGTCACTGATGACTCCGTCACCATCCTCATCGTATTCCTCAAATTTTGATTTTACTTGGAACTTCTTTTGGGTATTAATTTCCTGAAGATCGTCTTTAGCCATTCCCAACTCCTGAGCAACCCTTCTATCCAACTAGAAAGTATACTCTTCATATAGTATATAATAAACATTAACGTCCTCCAAACATTGATAGAGGTCCATACCCCAGTGGTAGCCTCATTAACTTTTTACTTCTTTCCTTTGCAGCATTTATAGCATCTATGTGTGTTTCGTGAAAGGAAGTAGGTTTTATTTTTCCATCCATAAGCATTCTATATAATTCAGGTTCTTTGTATCGATATCCTCCGTGTATAGAAGGTATATTTAACCATTTATCATCCACTCTCATCGTATTAGATTTCTCTGATACTAATTCACCCCAAGGAGTTACATACACAGGTCTTCTAAATTGAGTCATCAAATCAGTTTTAGTACCTACTTTTTCCATAATCTTATTTTACCTCACTGATAATGGTCCTCTGTTAGCTTCAGACATTCTGAATAATTCGTTTCGAGCATCATAAGGATTTAATGAATCTCCTGTAAGATATTCTTTTATTCCAAGCAATGCAAGTGGTCCACCAGCAAATTTTCCAAGTTTAAATAAATTTTTCATATATTCCTTTTTAAAATAAGAGTCTCTAATTTTTTTTTCATCCATTAATTTTCTATATTTATCTTGTGTATTTTTAAAAACAGCTTCAGCATTAGGTTTTGACCCATAAGCATTTTCCATAGTATCTTTTTTAATTTCAAAAAGTCCTGATCTTACACCAACGTCTCTCATATCATCAGGAGTAATTCCATAAGAACCTTGTCTTTTTTGTATATCACTATACATTTTTTTTAATATATCTTTATATTCTTCTTCGTTCATAATAATCTCCTTGAGGTGGGCTTTTTATACCCTTTGCAGCCCAGACAAAGTGAGGACAATGGTATTAATTGAGAGCAAAGGACTTTAACTCCTGCTCTAATTCTTCGTCTGATAGGTCTGCGACATCTAAGTTTGTCTGTGTTACATCTTGTCTAGATAGTTTAGGTGCTTGATACTCAGCCAGTATGCTCGCAACCTTTACGATCTGTTCTTGATCATTGTTTTCCATAGCTTGAACTAATACATAGTTAAGTGCTTGGATAGCATCTGGTGCATCTTCGCCCATTTCTTTCATTGCCATAATAGTTTGTTTAGCCAATTCTCTATTTTCTTTATTTTTTCTTCTTACCTCAAGACCTTTTAATCTGTACTCTTCAGCCATTTCTGGAGAATTAATTGTTTTGAGGTTTTCCAAAGACTTTTCGCTCATAGCCATTGTGTTCGATCCTCCTGTATTTGACCTATTTTTTCTTTCCAAGAGACAGTATCATCTGTCAATCTATGTTGGTGTGTTCTGTATGCTTCTAGTGCGATGGCTAACGCAATGACTGTATCATCGTAGTTGCCTGCTATGGCTCCTGTAGAACCATTGTCAAAAGAGACATAAGTTTTTAATTCTTGTAGTATTGTTTCTGAAGGAATCATTACATCGTTGTCTTCTATCGCTCTCTTCAAATTACCTATTATCATTGGTTTCGTAGAAACCGTTGTGCGAAATCCTGGTTTTTGACCTTCTTCGTGCAAAAGGTTTGCAGCTTTAGTCTGGTAGTAAAGATTCACATAATTCATTTGTTTTAGTCTATTGAGTGTTGCTATACCAAGACTATTACTTTCTACTGCAAGTAACGCATTATTGTAGTATCTGCCGAGATAAAATAAGATATCCCCAAATACACTGGGGTCTGTGTAGTTATCTCTGAACAAAGCACAAATCTCTCTGTCCTGATTAAATACTATTCCTGCAGAGTAGTCTTGACCTACTCCAAGGGCAACGTCTGCTCCTATTATAAACTTATTCTCGAAGGATGGTGGTTTCCACACTTCAAGGTGTCCTTCCTTGTGATCTTCGAAGTAACTACTGTTTTCGTCATACCTTCTCAAATATTCTGGAATGGTAGTTTTGATAGACAAAAGAGTCTCTTGATCGAATACACTGTTACCAGTCACCAAAAATGCTTCTTCTGCAGTGCTGGGGTACTCTTGAACAAACTTTCGTTCCCCTGACTCGCCTATTTTAAGTCTTCTCCAGTACAGCTGATCATTGGTCAAATCATATTTTTCTACCAGTTCTTCTTCGTGTTCTGATAATTCAAATACTTCTGGAGCCTTTCTAGTGTATTCTGGAGTTACAAACCAAGGTAGAAAAATGGGTATATATTCATTTTCACCTCGAACAGCTCCCTGAAAGAGCCTGTAAAATTCTCCACTTGCACCATTTGCTGTACTCTCTAAAATTATTTCTGTTCCTTCTTCTTGGCTAATGCCTTGGAAAAGTCCTGCCAATATTTGCTCATCGAACTGCCAGAATGCGACCTCCGATAGGTGAGCAATAGTTGGAGTTGTTCCTCTCCCAGCTTCTTTTGAACCAGCTGTATAAAGTCTGTAGCCTGATTTATTGTGCTCAAATAATATCTCCTTTGCATTACTCTTTTGTAATAGAGGTGGTTCCTCCATATTGTCAATTATATTTCTGGACATATTAAAGAGGGCATCACTAGTTGCACTGTCGTGTGCCATAACAACCGACCTAGTAAAAGGAGTATAAAAAGTTTTCCAAAAAACCCTTGCAGCACAGTAAGTACTGATTCCTTGTTGTCTGGCTTTTAGAATAATAGCTCTGACCTTCCCTGTCTTATTTCTCTGTTCTTCAAGTTGTTTGTTGATTCTTTTTTGGGCTTCATTAAACGTAAAAGGTACAAACCCTTCACTTGCGTTCTTGGTAATGATAGACAACTGCTCTCTTGAAAAGAGTTCAAAGTCTTCTTTGTAAGCAATAGTCTTTTTCCTTTTATGTATTTCTTTAGCCAATTCTAATTTTCTTTTATTCTTCATATCGGCTGTCCTCTAAATTTCCTATAAGGGGGTGTTATCCTTTGTTTGTATATAAAAAAGATGTGCCGAGGATGATGTACCTCTCTCAAGTTTCGCACCCCCTCTTCCCCTCTCTCCCCTTGTGTGGACACCTCTCTTCCTCCCTCTCTAGTTTTCTCCCAAACTTCCCCTTGGTCTTGCGACCGAGGGGGCTTTTTTTAAAACAACCAACTGCGATAACAGGAGATTTTGTTATGTCGAAGCAATATAATTCTTTTAACTCTCATTCTTTATTAGTTAAGCTAGTCCAAGAGCTAGAACACCTGAATACGGTTGTCTATGCTGCAAAGGATAGAGCAGATAAACCTGATGCTAATGTCGGTGATTATGACTGTGTTCATTATGAACGAGATATGCATCAGTTTTGTCTTCATAATATAATAAAGGTGATCCAGAAGATTGTAAAGAAGGAACATCCACACACTCGTGATTTGTATACTCTTTTCAGCAAGGATTATGAGGATAAGATGAGTGCGAGGTCAACTCGTATCTTTAATCGAGACCCTCAGATGAGAGAGCTAATTAGGCTTTTAGATAAGCTTAAGGCTCAAAAAGAATAAAGGTTGAATAAAGGGAGTCAGAAATGGCTCCCTTTATTTTTTTAGGAATTTTAACTTGCAATAACAGGAGATATGTTATGACGAAGATTATCAAATATAACAGAGCAGGCTTTCAAAATACAAGCAATATGATTAAGAGGAATCGTCTCTTGACTCATATACAACGCTTGTTAACAGACCCTGATCATGAAGTGTTTGACAGCGAGACAGATGAACCAACTGGGGAGATTGTGATTTTCCTTGATGCTAAGTCTGTTAAGGAGTTAAACGATTCAATTAAGGCTGTTAAGAAACAGGATTTAATAACTGCTAAAGAGATAAGTAATGCTCTTAATCCTCATCTTTATGATAAGCCTTCTGTTGTTAACGATAACTAATTCCGAGGGGAGCTGTAATGGCTCCCCTATTTTTTTTTAGGAGATCCTGCACTTAAGCAGGCTCCTCAGTGGGCTATTGCCCAGAAAGGAATTTACCATTATGGTCAATTCTCTTGAGCAACTTAAGGACATCGCTCTCAAAACAAGTCCTTCAATAGGGATGACTCCCAAATTCTACACTCTTCATATGAGGAAAGCTAAGAAGCAGGTGACTAAGCCTGCTGAGAGTTTCTTATGGAACAGTGAAGCATTTGTAGCGAGTACTTCAGATCAAGTTGTTGATATGAAGTCATTTCTTCAATCCTGTGTTCGTTATGAGCGACCAACAGCTAATGGTGGGATTACTTTTGGTAATCAAGTTCACCATCAGGCTGATGGGGCTCCTTTCGACCCTTACGGAACTTTATTTCTGCCTGTGGTAGAACTAAAGACTGGAAGGGATTGGGAGAAGAAGTGTAAGCTAATTGGTCTTGACGATGATGATCGCCTTCAGTTCCTCAAAGTTCTGTTGGGGGTTGTTGTTGGTAAAGTGCCAATGGAGTTTGGTCGTGCGTCTAACAGTTACAGGGATTCATCTTCTGTGGTGTCTCCTTGGTTCTGTGCTTTTCGCTCGGCTGGATCTCAGCCTCAGTCTAGTATGACTAGTACCGAGTCGGAGGTCTCATCCCTATACTCAGGGCTACTCAAGTAAGCCTTCGAGTCCACAACCGAGCCTTCAGGGTCACCCCTGAGGGCTCATTTTTTTAGAGGGCAGTACCTCTTAAAGTACCTCTTAGAGTACCTCTTAGGGTACCTCTCAGGGTACCTCTTAGGGTACCTCTTAGCCTCTTGTCGGAGACCTCTTGGGATCCTGCAAGGGTTTTCTCTACCTCTTACACTTAAAGTGCCCTTAAATGGCATTTACGAGAGGAGAACACTGCACGAATACTGTGAATGGTATGAGTGCCGAACATCAACAGTCATAAAAGGAGAACAACTATGACAGAAGAAGAAAGAAAGAACATCTGTATTGCCCACTGGGAAAATGTACAACTAGTCAAGGCTCTAATGAATATAGTTAAAAGAATATCAGGAAGTAATACAGATGATATAGTCAAGCTTCTACAAGCAGGTCATTTCGATAAGCTTGAAAAAGTAATGAAAGCTCTAGATATAGCTAGACCTAATGCAGTAAATCAAATTCAAGAAACACTTGAAGATAGTATTGAGGTAAATATTGAACCTTGGTATGTTGATATTATGGATAGTGCATATCAATTAATCCACGATGATAAGGAGCTTTAGTTATGAGTATAATATTCGAAAGACCAGCCAAAGTAAGAGTTTGGAACAATAGCAAGAATGATGGCTTCTCAATCATAATTAATGGTAAGGAGCTATCATTTGCTAGGTCAATAACACCAACTTACGATGGAGCAGAAGAAGATGAAATTGTAAGGTGGGTAGTTCTGGACTGCGATAATCCAACTAGACCAAGCCAGACTCAATATGCCAGTGATATGGACTATGTATTCCAATGCATAAGAAATAATCTAGGGGCAGAAGGCGAATAACTAATAAGGACACTGTAATGGTGTCCTATTTTTTTTAGGATATCATAAGGTATCCACAACTGCATATGAAAGGAATCTAAATATGCCAAATACTACTCTACACATCATTCGTGATGTACTTTTAGCCTATCCAAAGCTTAATTCAGCTCAACCTAACCAGTTTGGTGTAAAGCAATTTGAAGTTAGACTTGACTTTCCATCATCTAGAATGGTTGAATTAGCTGAGTTCTCAAGGCAACCAGCTAGACCTTGTGATGTAGCTGATGATATGCTATCAATCAATGTTAGACTACCTGAATTCAATGCTAAAGGTAAAGCTAACAGTGTTCCTGTAACTGATATGAGAGGGAATGCATTATCTCCTACAGAAGTTATGGAGATGGGGAATGGAACTAAAGCCAACATAATAGTTCTAAAATACGAGAAAGATGGTAAGTTCTATACACAGTTAAGGAAGGTACAAGTCATCGAGTACAAGAAATATGAACTCGATAGTATTGACTTTGATATTATAGATGATACTAAAACTGAATTCAGCAATCAGTTCTAACACAACTAAAGATAAGGATACTCGAAAGGGTATCCTTATTTTTTTTTTAGACTAAACAAGTTCGAAAGGAGTTTATTATGAACACACCAGTCTATTTCTATGGCTACATTGAAGGTAAGCCATATTGGATAACTATCCAAGGTCAATTATTATCATACAACCCTAATAGGAGTGCCTAATGGATACACCTCTATCTTGTGTTGTAGCTCACATAATAGCTAACCTTGAAAACCTAACTGATGAACAAATCAAAACTCTTAATGCTCATACAGGTTATGAGATGCAAGATCGTGAAATGAGTCAGAATACTGATACACACGAAAAGATTAGATTTGTTGATACAGTGATGGGATGGCAATAATATGACATTCATATTGGCTATGATAGTAGCTCTATTCTTCATTATTAGATGGATATACTATTATCGTACACTATAAACTCAGGCACACTAGGAGAAATCTTAGTGTGTCTATTTTTTTAGATTTAATAAAATGAAAGGAATACCTATGACCATTATTAAATTAGAGAGTAAATGGGCTAAAGCACAAAAGAAAAGTGCTTTGAGATTACTCAGAAAGCTAAATGCTGAATTACCCAGTGGTGGAACTTGCTACGTTGCAGGTGGTGCAACCAGAGACTGGCATCATAATTGGGGATGTCGTGACCTAGATATCTTCTACAATGTACCTGATCAACCTAATTGGATTCCTACTTCTTTCAAGAAGATAGAATTTGATACTGTATATGGTTACACTGGTCCATACAAGAATAGCTACATCAACAGTGTAGCTGAATATACTTGTACCACTGGTAATCTGCAATACAGGACAATCCAATTTATCAATGTAGATGAAGATCCACTAAAGATAATAAAGAATTTTCCAATAAGTATCTCAAGGATTTGGATGGGGATAAATGGAAAGATTGAATGTGATTGGGCTTATGCTATGTCTTTCAAAGGTAAAACAATCCACGAAATGAACAGAGATCAATGGAACCATCATTATCTTCAAAAGATAATAGGTAGATTCAGTGATTACGCATTTGTTCCTCACTTGTGGAAACAAGCATAACAAATAAAGGGCACTCTAGGGTGTCCTTTATTTTTTTACAAACAACAGAAAGGAAATCCTATGAGCTTATCAGAAGGAATAGATAAACTAGAAACCTGCAGAGGAAATGCAGAGCAACTAGAGACTCTAATAAATAAACTTTATGACTATATTCCAGAAGAACATAACGAGGAAGTAGATGCCGTTATAGAGGAAATACAAGACCTCCAAGGCTGTATTGATTGGGCTAAAGAAGAAGTAAAAGCAGCTCAAGATAGCCTTGACCATTGCTACTCAACTATCCAGAATATATTATAAAGCATAAAAAACACCCTTATAGGAGGGGTTCCAAAATCCCCCTATAAGGATAACTTTAAGGAGAACCTTATGGACGAACAAGAGAATAAAAGACAACCAGCTATGTATAGTTTCTATAAAAGAGCCCTGATGGAAACCCTAGATGGGAAAGGAGAGTATACAGTGGCAGGTCTGTTGTCAGATATGCCTGATAATGTAAGAGATGCAATAATAGACGAGCACTATGAGGACGATGACGTAACCTATGTATGGAGTAACTGATGGCTAAGCTAGAAATAGATGATTATGTTGATATTGATGAAGATCCTGACTACCAAGAAAACAATAATGGTCGTATACGATACTTCGTAGACCTGAGTAGGATGGCAGATGATATAGTAACTATACTTGAAGATGAAGATCCAAACGTTGACATTGAAATAACAGGAGTAAAGAGATGGGAATAGCAACACAAGCCTTAAAGGCAAGGTATGAAGCCGATGTATTAGTGGCTGATTACAACATAACAAACTACCTAGAAAATCCAACTGCAATAGGTGAACACCCTCACCTCTTAGAAGAGCTTGATAAGTTCCTTGATGCAAAAGCAACTGCACTGGACAAGCTCAAAGTGTTAAGAGAATACGAATGAAAGTGATGTTACCAAGCCATAGTTGTGATGTAAATAGAAGATTCACTGATGGTATCGAAATCAATCTAGAAACTCTGAACAATAATACACTAGAGTTTCTTGAGTTTCAGTGTAAGAATATCTTGACTACTAGAAAGATAATCAACCCACCTGAAAGTACAGTGGTACTACAACGAAAGGATGACAATGACTAAACAATTAGATCCTGATTCCATTAGTCCTAAGCACTACAAGGACATAATTCCAGGGTATGAGTATATGGATACTATGTACTACATACTAAAGGACTTCAATGGAATCGAAGCACACCTACTGGGTCAGATGTACAAGTATATGATGAGACTCGGTAAGAAAGACAATGATGTTCAAGAGCTAAAGAAAGTACAGTGGTACTTGAACTACTTGATACAAGTCAAAGAAGGTAAAGAACCTTCAGACATAAAAGAATAAACTAAAGGGGAGCCAAATGGTTCCCCTATTTTTTACACTAACAAAGGAGTATACTATATGTTACAAGAAAAGAGAACTGTGATAATCAAAGACGTAGAATTGTTCTACACTAAATTAGATCAGCCTGCCAACCCATTCGGTACAGAGCAATGGGAAGCACAAATCAGAACCTCTGACAAGAGTGCTGCAGACAGTTGGAAGAAAGACTTCTACCTGAATGTAAAGGAGAACAAGGAGGAGAACTATTGGTTCGCCAACTTGACTAGAGGACTGTATAGAAAGGACAAAGGTAAAATAACTGATCAAAAGAACAGTCCACCTGATGTCGTTGATGGCAACAGACAAACAATGGATCCAAGCACTATCGGTTATGGTAGTCGAGGAGCTGTTAGAGTATTTCAAGCACCATATAAGTTTAATGGTCGTGAAGGAGTAAGCACAACTCTCTCTGCAGTACAAGTAACTGAGCTAGTTCCATACGAAAGAAGTACAAGCATAGACTTCGATATAGTTGGAGACGGAGCTCAAGCTGAATTCTAATGGGAAAAGTAATAGATTTATTCCCTAAAAAAGAAAAAGAAATAGCTATAGAAATTGATGGTCAATTATACTTAGAGATTTCTATAGTGAGATTGTGGGAAAGGTCAAAGGGTATGGACTTAATAATGTCCGTACCTGAATACCACATTTTGTTTTTACAATTCTCAAACTTATGTTTTGATTTAATGACTAATAAAGAAATAGTGGTATCTAAAGACGGAGAAATAGAGTTAACCGATACTGCTACTAAACAATTAATTGAATTTGTAGAAGAGAAAGGATAATAAATGAATTTCAAAAAGAATAGCTCATTCGAGTATGCAGGTGTTGTCGATGCGTTCAATGACTTACCTAACGTAATTAAATCAGTTGGAGTTGAAAGCGACAGTAGGAATGGTAAGGTATACGAGATGCCTCACCCTATAACAGTGAAGTTTAATGATCCGACAGACAGGATACTTTACTCACCTAGTAGGGATGCCAATCCAACCTTCCACTTGGTAGAAGCATTGTGGATGCTTGCAGGTCGTAATGATACTCACTCACTGACTAAGTATGTAAAGAAGATGGCAGACTACAGTGATGATGGAGAAACATTCCATGCTGCCTATGGACATAGATGGAGAGAACACTTCAATGGTGTCGATCAATTACCTATCTTACTACATAGGCTAAAGAGTTATCCCAACGATAGACGAAGTATACTGGCTATGTGGGATATGGAGTATGACTTACACCCAGAGAATGAGTACAGAGACTTACCTTGTAATATGCTTATCAAGTTCGCAGTGAAAGATAACAAACTTGATATGACTGTATTCAATAGGTCTAATGACGTTATACTAGGTATGTTGGGAGCTAACATAGTACATATGACAATACTACAAGAGTATATGGCTTCAATGTTAGAAGTAGAACTGGGTAGTTACTATGTGGTGAGTGATAATGCTCATCTATACGCAGACTTACTTCCTAAATTAGTTCATCAAGCCTCACCAATGATACTGTCACCTACACTATTCGATAAGCCAAAGGTCTTTATGGATGAGGTACAGGAGTGGTTCAGTATTAAAGGAGAAGAAGAGAAGGTTGAAACACACTGGGAGAACAATATACTTACAATAGCAAGTGACTTAACCTATGCACACAAGATAGGTAAACTAGATAGAGAGACTGCTATGTCTTACTTGGATCAGAAGGTAGA